AACTTCTTAAATCGAATCTTACCACTGATTCTTGGACACTTTTACAAGTATTGTCTCAAGTTCAGAAGGGTTCTGACTCCAAATGGGCTTTGTCAACTGATAGGTATCAGTTTGACGAGGTTCATTCTTTTGTTGTTATTAAACATCCTAGGTTCCTTGATGTGTTTTACCTAGTTCGTAGTGAGCTTGAAGTTCTATTTGATAGTTTCAGCCAACTGCCAACTACACTTCAATACCTAGATGTTGCTGTTTTTATTCATAAATGTCTTTTATGGCCTGACTCCGAGTTCGTTTCTTTTGCTAAATATCATACTGCATCTCCTATGGCTTTATTTCTCCGACAAGATCTCCCTCGAAATCCGAGTGAGATATTTTTCCCTTGTAAACTAGATTTTCTAATCTGGGAGGGTCCTGTCAAACAAATGTTGAGAAATAGGTTGAATGGTAATCAAACACTTAAAAGTGCCCGATTATTTCAAGGTTATTTGCAGGGTATTAAAAGAGGTAGTTGTCAGGTAACTGAGGATTTTATTCTTAAGAGTTTAAAGGATCACATGGTGGCTTTATCCACTCCTCCTTCTGCCCCTATCGCGGGTCTTCTTGAACATAGTCATTTGGCAGATGTATTTTTTAGATACAAACTTCCAGGTGAGAAATGGACAAAAAGAAATGGTCCTGTGACAGAAATTGATGGTCATCCTTTTACTCCTTTCTTTCTTGAAAGGGAGATAATTCGAAAGAATTATGAGGTTTCTAGATCAGCCTGTACCACTCGTTGGAGATCCCACGGTGGTGCTCGTGCTGACATCCGTGATGTACTTCTAAGAAGACAAGATCTCTTTGATTCGAATTCTGGTTTTGAAATTCAATGTTCCAAATTAGATCGTAAAAGAAAAAGATTAGTTCCAGATGAACCTATCTTTTTCTCTGATGTTTCGAAAGACTTAAATCTTTACCGTATGGTTGAAGTTACACCAGGGAAAGTTGAAACTGTTTATTCTGATATTCCTCAGTTAAACGTGAATATTTTGGAGAAACAAGTTTTTCGTCTGATCGATGAACACTTTGTCTCTGAAGATAATGGTACTTGTGATATTTCCAATAATCCTTTTGATTTAATGGAGAGGCAGTCCCTAGGGGCCACAATATCACCCATCATCTATTCTGAAGCACAAGTTTCTGCTGTATTAGAACCCTTAAAGGTTCGTCTAATCACCAAAAGTGAAAGTTGGACTACAGCTCTGTGTAAAAACTTCCAGAAAGATCTTTGGTCCAGAAATCGACAGTTTTCTCCTTTTATTCTTACTTCACGTCCCTTATCTACTTCAGACTTTTATGATCTTCTTGATAGAGAGAAGAGGGTTGGAATCTATGATTACTTCAATGATAGAACATCCTTTTGGAATAGTGGTGACTATAAAGCTGCTACTGATAATCTTGATATGAGATTAACAAAAATTCTTCTTGAGACTTATCTATCAACTGTGATAGCAAGTCCGATAGAGAAAGCTGCCTGTCGTCGTATTCTTTATGAACAGAGAATTAATTACCCCACGAAGAATGATGACTCTGGTGAATTACAGGATTTAGCTGATTCAATTAATCAAAATCAGTTACCTGAAATTCAAAAAGAGTTATCTCTTTGGTGTGGTCCTTCTGTAATACAAAGAAATGGTCAGTTGATGGGATCTATCCTATCCTTTCCAATACTTTGTATTGCTAATCTTCTTTGTTACATAAAAACGTTCCGTCGTTTTATGTGGATTGTTAGTAAACATCCTAATCTCTCTAATTTAAAGTTTCCTCTTCTTTCTGATATACAGTCCTTTTTCCATACAGATACCCTTGATCTCTTTGATCTTGAGTCATATATTAGGCTGGGTGGTCGGTTTGTTAAATATACTGGGGATATTCTTCCTATAGAATTATATTCCTGGTATACAACTGATCTTACCTATTCCTTTACATCTATACCTTTGCTCCTTGAGTCAATGAGTTTAGATATGCCTCTTTCTTATCTCTGTAATATCAGTCCTGATGATTATCCCGTTTTTGTGAATGGTGATGATATCCTATTCCGTTCTAACCCTTTATTTGACTTAATTTGGGAAAACTTTGGTTATAAAACTGCTGGTTTCCAGAAGTCTGTTGGTAAAAATTACACTTCTCGTGAATTTCTAACCATTAACTCTGAATGTTATAAGGTAATATACCCGACACTTCAGAGTGACTTCTTTTTTGTTAAGGTGGATTATTTGAACGTGGGCCTTCTCATGGGCAATTTTTCTAAGACCACTCGAGGTATTGATGCTAATCCTTTTCGTGATTATTCTTCTCTTCCTCTGACTGATCAGTATAATATTGTTGTCCATGAAAGCCAGTACCCTTCTCGCACACATCAGCG